GGTATGCCTTTTCTGCTGAAATCCCAGGTACCTTTGCCGATGACAAACCCGATAACGAACGGCGGTATAGGCAGTGTCGAAGGAACTCTGTACTCGTTCATCTCAACCTCTCCGCAAAGAGGTATCTTCACGTATTCAGCATTTCTTCCCCTCAGTGATAGCGGAGGTCTTGTGTTCAGCTTGTAACAGTCAATGATGTCCCTTGCCGTCCATACCATGTAAGGCTCGTCCGAGTGCCCTCTTGCAAGGAATCTGTGATTGTCCATGCACCGCAAAGTAGTGCCGTCGTCGAAATGCATGACGTAGATAGTATGCACTCCCTGCTCAAAAATGGCGGTAACCTCCTGTATTCCCTCATATGGTGTACAAACCTTGTCACCGACATTCAGGTCACCGAGATTCCTGAATCCCGCAGGTGTTGCTACAGGCGTAGTCTTGGGGTTCGCCTTTCCTCCACCTCTGCCTCCTCCGTAGATAATCAAGTCAGCGTCACTGTGAAGTCCGTCTTCCTGTGCGCCCTTGTTTGGAATAAAAACTTTCGAGTTCGTCTTCTGTTCTTCCTCGTTTCGCAGTGTCTCTACAAAATCCGAGGTCACTATTGGCTTTCCATCCAATGTGCTCAATCCGCTGTATTCAACCATAATAAACAATCCTTTTGTTTTACGAGCAAAAATACCCATAAATACTTGTCTTGCAATATGTTTTGAAATTTTATTGAATTTTTTTGTGAAAACATATTGCATCGAAACAAGTGTTGTGTAAATTTGTGACATAAAACGGCTTCAATGCCGTGTAAGTGCAACACAAAAACTAAATTTTAGACACATGGAAAAAGAACTTTTTCAGTCAACGTTGCTGGACAAGGCGAAAGCCGCCAACAACAACGCTCCGATAGACAATCTGAGCGAGAGAACCATCAGTGAAGTAGTGTCAATGTTCCTTCCGCAGTTTGCAGACGACACGAAGATTACCGACGAGAGTTGGATTCTTCCCGTGCAGATGGTGAAGACTCTGAGCGGTCAGCTGCGTCACGACACCTCTCTTGGAATCAATGATTTCAAGACAAAGTTCGAGACAGAGCAGAAGGCAGCGATGGAGAAAGCCAAGCAGGATGCCATTGACGCTTTCAAGGCAGAGTGGGAGAAGACCCACCCGAAGCAAGAGCCTCCGAAGGATGCCGGTGATGTAGACCAGAAGGTTGCCGATGCAGTGGCAAAGGCAATGGCTGGTATTACAGGCGACGACGGTGCAATAGGAAAACTGAGCAAGCAGTTCAGCGAATTCCTTGCCGCCCAGGCAGATAAAGAGAAGGCTATCACTGTGGCTAATGCGAGAGAGCAGGTAAGAGACTATCTGATTTCGCGCGGAGTGGACGAAGATGACTTTGCCCTCGAATACACTCTGGAACGTCTTGAGATTGGCGAGAAGCCCGACATCGCAGCCTTGAATGCCAAGGCAGAGAAGGACTACGAGGCCAATTACAAGAAGATCTACAAGAAGGACGGTGCACATCCGTTTGCCGGAGGCGGCGGTGGTGAAGATGAAGCCACTGGAGCCAAAGGCTGGTTGGCCAGTCGCGAGAAAAGGACACAGAGTGAGGCAGAGGCAGCAGAAGCCCGCAGGAAACTCCTGAAATAGTTCTTTAGCCGAAAAACGGCGAACGTTAGAGATTACATAACTTTATTATTCACAACACAAAAAAGAACGATTATGATTGAAGGTACATTTAATCAGGTTGTCAAGGCAAGCGGAAAGTTCGGTGGCAGTCTCGTTGTTTTCGAGGGTCATCCCCAGCTGCTTGTAGGCGGATTCAACTTCAAGTTGGAGGATCTGCCTGCTGCCGGCGACGTTCTGCCTTGCGGAACACCAGTCTACTGTGACGAGGAGACACGCTACATCGTGCCCATCATCACTGCAGAGGTTATTGCTGTTAGCGGTACTACCGTAACACTGAAGGATCATGGTTTCGGCTGTGTTCCATTTAAGGTTGGTGCTACCGTTGCAGAGCTGGGTGCGGACCTTACCGCCGCAGCCGAGAACTATGCTACCATTGCCTCCAAGGAGGGCAATGTGCTCACTCTTAGCGCAGCCGTTACAGGACTTGCCGTTGGCGATATTCTCGTAGAGGTTGATGCTACATCGAAGAAGCTGAAGGCTACTCCTAACGCTCTTCTGCCTTATGACGTGGTACGTGATGCCAACGCCATCAGTGTTGACGGTGATGGTATGATTGGCAACGACCGACCAGTCCTGGAGCGTCGTATGCCAGCTATCAACGCTGCCATCAAGACCGCAGTTCAGGCTAACGGTCACAATATCATTTTCAGTAACCGTAAGTAAAGAAAGGAGGTAAACTATGGCAACTACAAGAAGTAATTCTGTTTATAGCACATACGACTTCCGTCGTTACATGACTGAGAACGATTTCCGTCTCATTGTCGACAGTGCAAACGCAAAGTACAACGGTGCAGCATGGCGCAGCCTCGGAAGCTGGGACACCCCTTCCGACAGCAAGACATGGAGCCAGGCCGCAAAGACCGTGCCCATCATGGCCCGCGCATCCCTTCTCTCCACTCATGGACTGAAGCCTATGCGTAACACCAGCGGGTGGAAGTTCTATACCGGCTCTACACCGAAGTTCGGTCACGGCTATACATTCGACGAGGATGACATGTTCATGCTCCGCGATGCACGCAACAACACCGGCCGCTCTCTTCAGGATCTCATCTATGACGCTCTGTTCACAAATGCTCAGAACATCATCGGCGGTATCCACAATGAGCTGAGCCACATGGTTTACGAGCTTGCCTCTACCGGTGAGATTCATGACCAGAGTGTCGATGGTGTCAAGTATGACTTCACCTTTGACTTCGAGAACAACCAGTTCAAGCAGGTTAACCCGCTCTGGTTCACCGAAAGTTCAGCTGGTGCTCTCACTCCAGTAGAGGAGGGTGTCAACGTCATCAAGGACATCCTTGACCTGCAGCGTTTGCTGACTGTTACCGAGAACCGCGAGGTGAATGCCTGGATGATCAACACCGACACCCTTGACCAGATTCTCGACCATCCGTCAGTATTGAAGAGCTACCTGGCCAACAAGGACATCCAGAGTGGCAACCAGGCTGCTTACGTGGCAACACGTACAGAGCTGCTGAACTTCATCCACGACCGCGGCGTATGGCCGTTCATGGTTGTAGACTTCAAGTCTGTACATGAGGAAGACGGTGCTCCTGTAGCAGATGCTCCCGCATTCGACCCACGCTACATGGTAGCGTTCAACGTGAATGAGGAGATGTTCTCTATTAAGAACACCAACTCTATCTGGAAAGACCGTCAGCAGTACGGTGGTATCGCCCGTAACACGATGTATTCGTTCATCGAGGGACGAATTGCCGCTCTCAGCACTTGGAGCGAGAACCCGATCCACAATACTGTGGAGTTCGAGTTGTATGCCGGTCCTGTGTTCCGCAACCTGCGTAACTGGGCACGCGTCAAGCTGTACAAGCACTACAACGAGAACTAAACACTGATACTTGGAATCATGGCAGACAACGTAATGACCATCCAACAGTACTTAAACGGCAAAGTCAGGAACATCACCGTTTCTGACGATGCCGTTGCCACAATCATCCTTGACGCAAACATTGCTCCGAGGGAGACAGGTCTTGATCCCGGTTCAAGCAGCTATGGCAGCAGTTACGGGAGTAGCAGCTACGGAAGCAGCAGCGAAACGAGTAGCGGTGACAGTTCTTCCGTGCCTGCGGTTACAGAGCCGGTCACCAAGGATACGGACGTTACCCTCCTTACGGAGCGTGAGCGCGAGTTGTGCCTTGCATGGCTCTATGTCTGGATTGCAGGTTCGCCTACACAGACGGGCAGCACGACAGAAGAAGATGCTGACTGGAAGCATACTGAGGGTGGTGAGCGCATGTCGGCCAATGTTCTGAAACATTACCTTGACATGGCAAACGACATCTTTGAGAAGTACGACCTGCCTTTGGTAGGAGAGGAAAAATGGGGATTCGTAGGCCGTGGATTCTGTAATCCAAGAAACACTAATCCAAGACGATGGAGATAAAAAACCCCCGATACCCGCACTGGTGCAGAATCATCCGCAAGACGGTCGCAGACCCGATGGTGGATGAGGAAGATTTCTCCCCATATGACAGGGAGAACGGCAGTGGTGCAAGCGGAAGTAGTAGTGTTGACGCTCTGTTATCCGGCGACTTATACGACTATGACCCTATGGGCGGTGACATGGACGATCCCATCGCAGACGATTCCATCGCAGATGATAGCGGAAGCTCACAGGATTCGGGAGATTCTTCGGACAGTTCCGATGAAGGTGCGCAGACCGTAGTCATCTATGAGGGAGAGTGCCGTAGCTATAAAGTAAACACCACGTCAGACAAGGGAGAAATCATATCTTCTCAGCGAGGTCTCGCCTTGCCCCTGAATCAGGACGGATGGGATGAGCTTGGCACGATACCTATGGAAGGTGACGAGATAGTCGTCGTTCACGGAACGACTTTCAAGGAGTACGGAAGGGTAATTGACAAGAATGTGGCTACTGCAAGCTTTGCGGGTACACATCTGATCTGGAGATATGGGAGGAACTGAACATGAAAGAGAATACAAGGGCCATAAACAATGCCTTCAAGGCTTTCCGATGGGAAATCAATGAGACGCTGTATGGCGTTCTCTTCAATTGGTGTGACCGTATTCTCGACCTTGCCATAGAGTTCAGGATGAGAGACCGTAAGGCGCATAATTTCACTGGTAACCTGCTGAACTCCATTGTGGTTATCCTCTATGCCAATACCGAGAATATCAAGAGGAAGGTGGATTTCTTTGCCGTAGAGAACGACAATGTGAAAATCGCCATCAGACCGAAGATGTCCTCAGTAACGACAAGGGGCGGTGCAAGGAAATACCGGTACAGATTCCATCCTGACTACGACCAGAGGGATTCCTCTTTTATGCCGTCAGTCCCGACGAACGGTGGATGGGGATATGAGGATGCACAGAAATTTGCTTCCACCTATGTCCCGAAGGCAAAGACGGATTTCGTCATAGTCGTAGCCTACACGACGGAATATGCGGAGTTTATTGAGCAGCAGCGTCATACGGCAGGATTTATGAGTATCATGAAATCCACTGAGAAGGCGGCTGTTGAATTTATCGGTTTAAAGAAGGTGGCATAAAATGGCAAAATCCACGATTTATAATATCTACAATGACTTGGTGAATGCGATAAAGCCTATCGTGGGAACAAGTTATGTGTTTCTCAAGGACAGACCGAAGATTAGCACAGATAACGTAGCGATGAAGAAGTTTGCCGTTGTTGACCTTCCAGTGAGTATCGACGATTATGTGATAGGCGGCAGGAAGACATACCTTACGACCTCTGGTGTATATTATCTGTTTGCCCAGGCACGCAAGAATGACACTCTCGATGTTAATGCGATGGGTGCTCTCGTTGATGAGGTCGTTGATCTCTTTCCGATAAAAGGTGACTATGTGATAGCGAGCAACCCTGTAGTACGCATGACAGGCAGCGACGGTCAGGGATTCCAAGTAACTACTGTTTCATTCGACATTCATACGAAATAATTTTTAATAACTAAAAAAGCTTTACAACAATGGCAAAGACAGGAAACAAATTCGTAGGCATTAGTGCACTGTATGTCGTTAAGGGCGGTTTCGGTGCGAAGTTTGCCCTTCCAGCAGGCGGTGCTCTTACTGAGGTCCCCGTTGCTGAGGATGGCGGTTTCACCTATACAGGTGGTGAGCCAAGTATCGAACACTACAAGATCCACGGTCTGACAGCCGACTGGACAAGCCGTACTACTCCTGGTGAGACTGAGGTGAACCTGTTCGTTCCCTCTGTGACCAAGGAGCAGCTTCAGTTGTTCGGTTTCACCGTTACAGATGCGGCAGCTGCCGACACTCCTGCAGGCATGACCATCACCAGCGGTTTCATGTTCACAGAGACCTCTAAGAGTGTTACCCTTGGTATCGCTGCCGTGAACGACGAAGGCAATAAGCTCTTCGGTATCAAGGCAGCTAAGCTGTCTGCTACCATCGTGTTCGATGAGGCTAACAGCGCAAAGCCTATCGGTATCTCCCTGACCGGTTCTACCAGCGCAGGCGGCGAT